TTTGATTAGTTGCGTTTGTGGTGTCCGGTACAAACATGTTATAGTCTGGTGTTGTTACCACATATAGTGAATCTGCTCTATCAGTTTCAACCATGTCAATAGCTTCATTTACCAACCCTAAATTGTCCACATAGTCAAGACCAGGTGTACTAAATACGTTAATATCTACCGATTCTGGATTACTAAAAGTTTCTATAGCTCTTAGGAATGCAAAATAATCAGTATTTGCTTCAGTAGAACTTAGTTTTTTAAATGTACCTAACCCAGTACCTAATGGGAAATCACTTGTAGTACAAGCTCCCGCTAAGAAACCACTAAGACCCATTCTATAATCATCAGTATTAGACCTAGTTTTTCTATATATATCCCATCCGTCGAACCCACCATGTGGTGCTACAGTAAACTTACGACTTCTAAGTTTTTTATATGGTTCAGTACTTAAAGTTGGTTCTTGATTGAATTGACCTACACCACAATCAAATACTTGTTTACCGTTCAATGTAGTACCAGTTAAATTAATGTAAGCTCCACTACCACCAACTACAACAGTAGCTCCAGAATCCATATGGAAACCTTTTGTTATGACACTCCATTCTCCACCATCTGTTGCTGTACATAATGTAGACGGTACTTGTTTTCCTTTGTAGTTAAAGAAATCTGGGTCATAAGCTGCTCCAGTACTATTGGATACACCTAGATATACTTTACTTACTTTATCACCACCACTCACTGTTTGGTTGTTTACCGTACCACTACCGAAAGGTGGGTCGTAAACTACCTCACCTGGTGTGTAGTATTTTGTTTTATAAATTAATTTAGGGTTAGTTGGGCAATTTCCATACCCTCTAAATCTATACCCTTCAAAACCTGCTGGTACTGAATTAGCGAATACACCATCTAATAGTCCTTCTCCTAGATATAACATTGTATATTTAGATTTTAATTCAAACTCACCTGTAGACGTACCTATTTTTCTACCTATAAAAGATACTTTAGTTGGGTCTAAACTACATCTAGTGTATTTTTCTAATACGTTTGGATTGGCATCTGTATCGTAGAAATCCCTTACTAGGATATCAAACTCACCTCTCTCAAAGGACATATTAATTAATGAAATTTTTATTTCTCTATTTGCTGCTGTACCATCAGATATCGATACAAATTTAAATAGTTTATACACATCACTACCTTGTAGTTCAGAAACAATCCATGGTGTTTCAGGTGTTGTCCACTGATGCATGTACCAAGCTATAGTATTTGTGTTATTTGTATTTCTTGCTGAAGGTAAGTATTGTAAACAACACTGTAACCCTCTTATCTTACCTTTTCTCCAAGCATCTTTTAATAACGCTGGATAAGTTTCTTCTACAAATAAAGGAACTTCTTCTTTTTTCTTATCGAAAGGACTTCTACCAAACACTCTTGAGACATAATCTTGTGATGTATTACTCATAGATGTTTTAAATGTGTATGATGTGCCATTTACAGTTCCGGCACTAATACCGAATGACGCGAATGGGTCTTCCATAGCCTTATAGTAATCTCCAGTACACTGCATATTTACAGTGTTCGCACTAATAGAATAAACTGGACCACCAGAAGCTTTATCACTCAACCCTCTAGACCTTAAAGTTAATATAACCATACCATCATATTCAGTATAAGCTGATACGTTTTGGTAAGTTACGTAATCTATAACTACATTACCTGAGTACACTTGAGTACCGGCTGTTGTTGTTCCTGTCGCTGCTGAATAATTTGTTGATATTGTTGCCGGTGTACCACTAACCCATATTTGGTATGACACACCACTGTATGTAGAACCTGTACAACACGTAGTACTATTATCATTATCGAATAATGCGTAGTACCAAGCGTCATTTTTGTAAGAGTTCCAGTCGGTACACTCACTACCCAACACATTACTTACTGTAATTGCAGATGGTGCTCCTGATAATGAAGTTACTGTGGCTGCTGTAGCCGTGTTTGTTGTCGCACTAGGTATACATCCGTATTGATAAACAACTGGACAAGGCCAAGCTGTAGCTGCGGATGCACTAGTTGCTGATGTTGTAGCTGTTAAACAGTTACTATTTGCTGTTTTAATCCCTAAACTAGCAGAAAAGAAGTTAAGGAATGATTGTTTTAATGTTGGTAGAGTAGTTCCGTTTGTTAATGTAACAATTTCTCCTAGTTCTGTGTCTGTGTCTGATTTTCTGAAGTGGTTTAATACTACACCAGGAATCTGTGAAAAGAAGTCACTATTCATAGCAGAGTTAATAAATGCTGTTTCACCAACCGTAGTATTAGTACCAGTTAATGGAACCACGAAAGGCATTACCGTATTTGATGTAATAGCAGAAGTAACAGTACTACCTGAATCCGTCCTAAAACTACCCGGGTCTAATTCTCCCAAAGTTAATACACTAAATGATGGACCTGCATCATAACCATTAAGACCCAATACTCTAGTAACAAATAATTGATTTGATTGACTTAAGTATGATTTTGCTATATAACCTAATTCATATTTAGGAATTTGTGAATCCACATACGTTGTTGGGGATGTTCCACCAAACCTAGTTGTAAAATCGTCGTATGATTGTATAAAAATAGGTTCAAAAGCTGGTCCCTTTAAAGTTTCACCAACCAAACCTAATGTAGTAACACCTACACTTTGTGCTACAAATGTTAAATCTTTCTCTGAAGTATATACTCCCGGAGAAACAAATATCTTATTACCGTCTGCCATGTTTAATAATTTTTATAAGTATTTTATTTTCTTTTATTATAAATACAAGGGGTATTATCAAAAGTTACGTAGTAAATGACCTTATTTTGTTGTTTGTAGGTAAATTTTCATACTTTTTTCATACTATAGTGTAGTTATATTAAAAATATACCTTGTCATGGCTAACAAAGACAAAAAAGTAAAAATAAAAAATTTAAAGATAAGTTTAGAATCACACTCACTCTTAAAAACCTATTGTAATAAGAAAGGACTTAAGATGTTTGCATTTGTAGAACATCTAATTAAAACAAATTGTAAATCTAGTAAGGATATATATGGTGAGTAACTAATATATTAATTTTTCTTGTAGGGTTAACGTAGCGACACCAGTAACATCTTTAATTACCGTAACCCCCAACACATCACCCGGATTTAACATAATTACCTCACTAACGGGTTTAGAGTTTATAGTGAAAGAATAACTAGATACGTTTTTAATTCTTAAAGCAGAAACATCAACCTTATATTCATAAGTTATATTTAATAAAGTCACACCAACATCAAAAGTTAACTTAGTATTAATTTTATCTGGGTTTTTAGGGGTACCCCTACCTTCTTTCTGCCTTTCCTTTTCATCAAAACCAAACATAACTAACTCACGACTTATAGCCGGTTTAACTTCAAACTCCTCTTCATCTAATAAAAATCCTTGTAACTGAAACTGGTAGTTTTGTTGATAGTACCTTCTTTCTTCCGTATCTATTTTACTTTCATCCCCTATAGAATTCATAACTATTGGTATGTAGTGTCCTTTTACAAATGTATAAGCTTGTCTAGATGTGAACTTTTGTAGTACTACTCTATTGAAATTATTTAGTTCTCTCATTCTGTTACAAATAATTTTAACGTCATAGATTATGTCAACTGGAACTGGTTGTGGAATAGTGTATATATCGTACCCTTTTCTATTTCCGTCCCATGTCGGCACTTTTGCGTAGTGAAACTGCTTTCTATCCGGTATTGTGTACTGTAGAGCTGGATTAGTACCATATTGTACTTCTGGGTTTCTTACCACAACTATAAAAGTTAATTCTACATTTTTATCTTTAGTAGAAAATTCCCATGTTTGAGCTAGCTCCGCCCATCTTTGTAATGTTAAAATTCTATCTATAACATTAATTTTTTTTCCATTAGATACTGTTTTTAATTGTTCTTCTACAAAATCTAACATACCCCTATCCATATCTGCATGTAAAACAGATTTAGGTAGATAAGTACCATCATCAGTTATAAGGTTGGCTAACTCTTTTCTTCTATTAGGTGTTGTTATCCCATTATACCCACTAGGGTAATGCTCCTGAATTGGGTTCGGGGATATGTTTAAATTCTTTTTTACTTTTTTAGGTAACGCCATTATACTCCTTTAAATTCATTAGGACTTACATAAGCACATGTTAATGTCCTATAAAAAGCCTTATATCCACCTATTGTGTGTTTATTATCAGATGTAACCCTACCGTCATTAGTTACTGTGTAGTACCTCATTTTAGTTTCTGTTTCAGGATAACCAATATAATCACCATAATTAATATCAATGTCTAACTCATTTAAATGTTTAATGTAAACACCTAAAGTCATATTCCCCGGTTCAAGGTCTTTTACTAATCCACCAGCATAAGTGTCTAATTTAGGTTCCTCTATTTTAACATATGCATTAAACTCAACAGGAGTCTTGTACCTAATCTCTTCTGGTCCAGATTCACCATACACATCATCTACGTCAGAAAGTTTAGAATCTACCCTAAACAACACTAAAGTAAAATGCATATCACCATGTAACCACTCCATACCGACGTTCTGTTCTAGTTGAAAGTCCTCCGAACTAAAAAATCTAGATATCCTTGTAATAGGTATTTTTTTATTTGCCATATTAATATGTCTTTTATTATAAATACAATTTGTCTTTCTTTTTTCTTTTTATTATATTTTTAATATGGAAAGTTTCTCACAAGAAATTAAAGCTAAGGGTTTATTAGCTGATTATATTGGTGCCAATAACTATATTATAGGTCTTAGGGATAATATGCTTAAGAGTAAAAGCTTTACCCTAACACACTCACAATCAGAATACATAACTAAAAATTATAAAGAAAAACCTAAAGTAGTTAGATTGTGGATGGAAATAGATGATTACTTAGCTAAAGAATATATGTCTACAAAGTTTTTACAAAAACCACCTAAATCTATATGGATTGAGAAGTTATTAAGTGACACGGAAAAAGCTTATCATGTTTGGGGTAGGGTTATTGAGTCGGATTCCATAAATGCTTTTTGGGTACCTAAGAATCAAATTATCCCTAGAGCTAACCCAGATGTTGAGGTTGACTTTGGTGTGTTTTCTCACCGTCCACCATTTGAACACCAAAAAACAGCAATAACCAAACTAGCCTCTAATAAAAAATATATTCTAGCTGATGATATGGGTTTGGGTAAGACTAGTTCTGCTATTATGGCTAGTATAAGTTGTAAGGTAAAAAAAGTTTTAATTATTTGTCCAGCTTCATTAAAGGTTAATTGGCAAAGAGAGATAGAGAATTATACTGATGAGTCTGTTGGTATAGTGGAGGGTAAAAAATGGGTGGACGGAAAATACGTAATTATTAACTACGATATCCTTAAGAATTTTCATTCACTACCTAAAGACAAAGATAAGAAAAAACAGATTATGGATGCTGGCTTTGATTTGGTTATAATAGATGAAGCTCATTATGTGTCAAACGGTAAAGCACAAAGAACTAAGTTGGTTAACAATTTAACTTCTAAAATAGGTAGATTATGGTTATTGTCCGGTACACCAATGACATCTCGTCCTATGAACTATTATAATTTACTAAAGCTTGTAGGCTCAAGAGTTGCTAATAATTGGATTAGTTACGTTAGAAGATATTGTGATGGTAAACAAATTTTTAGAGGGTATAGAAAAATATGGTTAACTTTTGGGGCTACTAATCTTGAGGAGTTACGTGATAAGACGAATGATAAAGTTTTAAGAAGACTAAAAGAGGATGTATTAGATTTACCAGATAAAATTATAACACCTATTCATATGGAGTTAAAATCTAAAACTTATGAAGATGAGATGGGTGAATATCTTGATTGGAGACGAAAGCATAGGGGTAGTGGTTTATCTATACAACTAGCGAAACTAATGAAGGTTAGACAGATAATCGCTTTAGAAAAAGTTAAAGAAACAACACAGTTAATAGAACAGTGTCTACAACAGGACAAAAAAGTTATTGTATTTACCAACTTTACAGAACCTTTAATGACTTTATATGAAAAATACAAAAAAGAATCTGTAATTCTTAATGGTACCATGAAAAAAGAAGATAGACAGGAAAGTGTGGACCGTTTCCAAAATGATGATAAAGTAAAAGTTTTTATAGGAAATGTAAAAGCAGCTGGGGTGGGTATTACCTTAACTGCTGCGGAAGTTGTAATCTTTAATGACTTGTCATTTGTACCATCTGA